GTTTATATTAGAAATAAGAGCACTTTGTTCACGATAAACTTTCTTTTTGTCCACTGACATATACATTCTCTTGACTTCTGAGATTAACTTTGGAGCGAGGTCCTGGTCAACATCATCAACTTCATAAAGTGTTCTATAGAGCTTAAGCTCTTTGGAGAGTTCTGAGCCGTGTTTAAAGTGTTCTTTTAAGATGTTAGTTATTTTTTCCTTGCGGGTGGCGTTCTTGCTCACAACGCACTTAACAACCTCTCGAACCAACGCTTCAAATAAGAACGCTGTGTTGCGGCGTTTATTGTGTTTCAACTTCACTTTCATCCTCCATTTTCAACAGCTTCTCTTGAAGTTGCTTGTTTTTTCGACTTACTTCAAAAAGTTTTTGTTCTTCTTCTGTATAATTAGTTTCCACCTCTTCAGAAATTCCCTTTCCAAGTGAGAGGAAGTCTAAAGCTCCTTTGTGAGTGTTTCTTAATGTTGACTTGGTGATCTCGTTATTCCACATGCCCTTGTAGTGACGGCTTCTTGCACCCATGTCTCTTTTGTCGTCTTTCACCTTGGTGTATTTGGCACCTTTCCACCCTTTTTTAGTGTACTCGTCCCTCTTTCCAGGGGCCGCCAATAGAGGACCTTCTTCTGCGGCGGCCTCTTCACCTCCACCTTCTTCTGCGGGGGCACCTTCTTCTGCGGGGGCACCTTCTTCTGCGGGTGCGCCCATATCCTCAACTGGTTCTTCACCTGTGAGATCCGGGGGAGCACCTCCACCTCCGCCTCCGCCCATTGCAGCGGCTGAAGCTTCTGCTCCGGCTGCTTCTGCAGTGGCTTCCATTGAGGCGTCAAACTTTCGATCATAGAACATTTCTCTTTGATTTCTAAGGAACTCTTCATCTGAAAGTCCGAACATTTTTGTGGCAATCCAGCGGCGACTAAAGAAGCCTTCTGTTGCTGCTCCAGCAGTATCAAATTTAACTCGCCAGTGCTCAAGTTCTTGTAACTCCGCGATTTTAGAAGGGTTATTCAGTGAAACGGAAAAAGAAACCAGATCATCGCTTCTAAAGCCGAGAGTATAGAGGTGTATAATCCCCAATTTTTCGATCTCAGAGACCACTGAGCGCTGAAGACGTTGTATTGTCCTGGCAAATCTGATATCTTTTTGAGCAAGTGTAGTTTTATCTTCTTCTGCTCCCTCTCCACGAGAAAGATAAGATTGTGGAATCTTCAAGGCTGAGAATAATTTATCTCTCAGATATTTTACGTCGTCGATGTCTCCAGTGTAAGTTCCGCCGGGGAGGGATTCGATTTTTGTTGATTGGACCGCTCCTCGAACAGGAACAAAATAATCTTCATCAACGCTCATGGGATTATATCGAAGGTCAACGCGGCCTGTTTCAGGGTCCACGATTTGATTTCTTTTCATTGAGGTTATTGCCTTTTGCATGTACTGTTCAACCTCAGTGGGTGGGATATTTCCAACATCAATATAGAATACGCGGCGTTCAGGGCTGCGGACAATTCGATATGCCATCATCGCATCCTCAAGAAGAGTTAATTGTCTCCAGATGCGTCGTGCTGGCTCAAGAACCGAAGTTCCATAAGGTGCGTGCTTGTCATTGCCCAGGACACGGAAATGGGAAATTTGCCAGTTTTCAAAGGTAACTCCGCCTGTGTTCCACTGGTATTGGACATAGTTTGGATTCTGTTTGTCTTCGCCTTCGAGACGCTCGACCTCAGAAGTTGGGAGACCGATTGCATTTTTGATGCCCAGTTGCTCGTCAATGTCCAAATAAAGGAAGAAGTCTCCATACTTACACATGGTGCGGCACCAGCCAAATAAATTAAATTCAAGATTTAAAATATCATAATATAAAGTTTCTAAAATTGATTTAATTTCTTCATTGGAGCAGTCAATATTCATCATTGGAGTAATGATGCTGGAGGTCGTCATTTCGTCAGCATAGATGTCCATGGCGCTGGCGATTTCGGGGGTGAACTCCATCTGGTCGAAGTCCATGTATCGCTGCGCTCTATTTTGTTGATTCATTATGTTCGCGGTCAGATTATCAAAAGGGTTGTAAGAGTGCCTTTGAAATTTTTGACCCGCGACATCATTGAATTTAGATGCGTATTTGTCTAGATGGCGGCGCCTAAGAGCGCGTGTAGTTTGAGACCGATAGTTGATTATCGGGCCAGAAAATAAACGAGTCAGACGCTTAAATAGTGTCGATGCAGGGTTCTTTGGGTTGGTTCTTTTATTCGCCATTTTTATCCTTTAAGTAGTGCGGCATATTTCAATGCTTCTCTTTTTTTGTCATCCATGTTGAATGTTTCGTGTGGGTTGTTCATACCTGGGATTGTTGTGTCTAACTGAGTTTTCGAGGTACACATCGCACTCAAGAACGCTTTTGAATACTCGACATCTCTTTGATTTTCCACAATCGCCGTGTCCCTTACCCAGCAACCTATTGCGCAAGCCATAATTAAATCGTCATTATAAGATCGCATAGCTTCTGGTTTTCCATTGTTCCAAACAAAAGTTGTTAACTCGTGCTGCAGTCTCTTAGAATATACCTTAAGTAGTTTATTTCGAATAAATTCTTCAAATTTTGCAACCACCAAAGGTCTCGTTTTCATTGACATTGTGAACCCTGCGACTGCGCCGGAACGCTGTTCCGCTGTGAGTTCGTCGACATATTCGTGAGTTGACTTAATTGAGTGATAGATGTTTGGGTATTGCATATCTTTTAATTTTGTTAATACGGTGTGTCCAATCGTATTGTTCTCCACCACGATCATGCAATTGCCATATTCTGCACCAGCATTAAATAAAACTGTGGCGAACATATCCGGGGGGAGCTTACCTTGATATTCTGCAACGATTTCCATTGTTTCCAGTTTAAAGATGTGAAATACTGAATAGTCTTGGCCATCCCCTCTTGCGACATCTGCAGATAACAAATAAGAGTTTTCTGATTTGCACTCTTCCCAGATCCAAAAGTTTCTGTCGAAGCCTGTGCGGTGCTTTGGGTCGACTGTTTCTGCTAATATTCTCTCAATGTCGTCTGAGTGGATGACTGTTTCACCGGATGCGTTAAAGTTGCACAACAACTCTTGGGCGATTTGTCTATGAGACATATTTTTTGTTTCGTTCTCAAACCATTCTTGGTCGCGCTCAGGGTGAACATCCCACAATAGCTTAATGGGAGTGAAGACGTTTTTCTCTGCGTCAGCGTCGATGTAGGACTGGTGGAACCAATTTCCGACGCCGTTGGGAGTGGAGAGGGCAATACAGCGACCACCTGTCGACAGCGTTGGATAAAGACCTGTCCACAGTTCATTAAGGCCTTCAACGTGTGCAGCCTCATCAACGACCAATAAGGAAAGAGCCTCAGAACGACCGGCGTCTGACGATGTGGAGGATGCTTTAATCTCTGATCCATTGGATAGAACAAAAGAAGTTCTATTGTCGACCGTAACGTTGGCTAACTGTTTTATCCAAGGGGGGAGATATTTGATCATGTGCTTTACTTTTTTAACAAGGTTGGCTGCAGTGCCAAATTTTGTTGCCATCACAAGAATATTCTTGTCTCGATGGAAGATCATCAGCCATGCGATGTAACCCGCCGTAATTGTTGATATTCCTAGTTGTCGTGCTTTAAGTATAATTGTGAAACGATGATCATTAAAGGTCTCAAGAAGGTCGGTTTGATAATCAAAGGTCTGGAATGGAACTAGCCCTCGAAGAGGGTGGGAGATCTTCGCGTAATTGTTAATAAAATAGGAACAATCTTTCCCACATAGACGAAGCTCTTTGATTATTTCTTTTTTGGTAAGTTTGTAACTCATGCATTATTTTTTTACTTTAACGTTCTCGGGTTTTTTTGTGCCGGGGTACTTATCTTTCCCAATTGCAAGCCACTTTTTAACAGAATCGTCCAATCGGTCGTTTGAAATCTCGCGATCTGTCTCAAGATCTTTCATTCCACCAATCTTGTAAGACTTTGCAGCGTTTACCCACGAGCGTATTCGAGACATGCTCTGAACGTGAATGGAGGCATCACCTTGTGAGGTTAGGGCGAGTTTGTTACTCGTAATCGATGTGTATTCTTTTTTCAAGAATTTGACAATATCTCGAAACTTGCGCTCGATGTCAGTTTCAAAGTTATTTTCATGGATTTCAGTCAA